TCATATGTCAGCAGCACCACGGTGAGCAATGGATAACTCACTAGAGATCCTCGATCGCCGCGCCAAATGGCCGGATCGTCAGCGTCGGGCACAGCGCCATATTCAGGTGCGGCCAATCTACGGGCTCCACGATAAGCGGCAATCCAAGGTGCTTGACCAATGCCTGCACCGCCTGGCGTTTGGAAATCGGAGCTTCAGTCGCTAGTTGCGCCACGCGCCCCCATGGCAGCACATCGGTCTCAATCGCCGCAATCAGCGCCTCGGCCACCTCGCGTGATGTAGATCCAGACCATGAGGCCCGCTCCCAGCCAGGAACGTTAGTCTTGCCCGCTTTGGCCTCACCCTCCAGCCAGCGCCAGAGCCGCGAGGTAGGCCCTATAAACGAGGTCCGCACCACCGCCACGTGCGGCGCGCGCACCTCGCCAAGCATTTTCGAACGTCCGTAGAGGTCCTGCGCGTCCGGGGTGTCCGTGATCATGTTCCAGCGCGCGCGATGCCCGGCAAACACGCAGTCAGTCGAGATCTGCACCAGCTTCGCGCCGTACGCCTCGCACGCATCGGCGATGTTGTACGGCGCAAGCGCGTTCACGGCAACAAACTCAGGATCCGGGGCGTCGTCCCCGCGCAGCACGCCGGCGCAGTTGATCACAACGTTCGGACGGAAGTACCGCACCTCGCGGTGCATGTCCGCGAGCCGCGTCACATCCGCAAAGACCCGCGTGCTCGCCCGCACCTCCCAGTCAGGCGGCGCGGCGATACAGATCTGCGTGCCGAGTTCGCCCGCGGCCCCGAACACGAGCAGCCTCATACGTTTTCGGCGTCCACAATCAACTCGAGCATCTCCTCGGGCATAATCCAGCCTGCCTCGGGCCGGTCACTCACCAGTTCGAACTCCTCGCGGTTGTGCAGGGGCGTCCCGGGCGGCGCGATCCAGGAGTACGGACGATCGCGATGCTCCACCCGCACCGACTCCGCCGCATGCATGAGCGACTCGTGGCGCTTCTCACCTGGACGCAGCCCGACGATCCTGATCCGCGACTCATCCGCGAATCCCTCGCCGTTCCAGCGCGTCCCCGCCAGCGCGGCCGCGATCGCCCCCATCTGCATCGCCCGCGGCCGCGGGATCACGACGTGCGCGTTCGGCGCGAAGGACACTGCATGCACGATCGCATCCACCGCCTCATCGACGCTCATCCAGTAGCGCGTCATCGTCGGGTCCGTCACCGCGATCGGCTTCCCCTCGGCCAGCTGCCGGCGCCACATCGGGATCACGGATCCCGTCGACCCGATCACGTTCCCGTACCGCATCACCACAAACTCGGTGCCGTACTCGTTCTGCCCCGCCTCCTGAAAGATCCGCTCCATGATCGCCTTGGACATGCCGTAGACATTGACCGGCTGGACGGCCTTATCGGTCGAGATCCCGACCACCTGCGTGACACGTGCCAGGATCGCCGCCTGCGCGACGTTCATACTCCCGACTACGTTCACGTGCACCGTTTCGCGCGCCGCTAGTTCCGCACGATCCACGTACTTCGATGCGGCGGCATGGATGACGAGATCGTGCCCGCGAAACAACAGCGCGAGCTCATCGATACCCATGCGTGCAACATCACCAAGCACACATGCAACCTCGGGATAGCGTGCCTGGAGTATGGCGTGCTTAGAATCATCGCGACTTAAACACGTCCACTGTGCCGGCCATGACTCGCGACGGGCGCGTCGATAGATCCCGCGCGCGAGGAACCCCGCCCCACCAGTGATCAGAATGCGCCCCTCGAGCATGACTTCGTCCTTCGCTTGATCTGCGGTGCGCTGCCTGGCAGCGCACCGCAGATCACCTAATCGACAACCATGCGCTGGTAGAGCGTCGGATCGTAGTCCCGCTCCGTGGGCACCTCATAGTATCCGGGCTCCAGCGTCCGAACGCCATGCTCCTCGTGAGTCAATAGGCCCGCATCGCGCAGCAGCACGTACGCCACCATGTCCGAGTCACGCACCAGGCCGATCGGCGCCTCGCTCGTGAGCAAGTGCACATGGCCCGTCTGCTCCCCCTCGGCGAGCACAACGCGGCTCAGTGCGCACGCTTCGAGCCGCTCCCTCACATCGGCCGGGATGTCCGATTCCGCCACCTGCCGCATGTACATGTCTCCATGACCCTGCTGATCCATTTCTCTAACCCTCCACGCTTGGCGCGTATTCCCAGTTCACCCGTTTGATGCCATCCTCGTAATCTATCGCACCCCTCCTCCACGCTACTGCCTCATCACAGGTTCGCACCTCGGGCGGTACCGCTCGCGCAATGTGCTTCTGCCCGATGTGGTCCTCCAGATCGATATAGAGCGTGTCCGTCACACCCTTGATCCTGTATAGCCGGCGCGGGTGCCCGCTCACGTCTCGCGACTCATCGATGGTCTCTGTCGGCATCTCCGCCGCGAGCCTGGCCCCCCCAATGCGCGCGAACATCACGCGCCGTATATCGGCATTCTGCTCAGCGAGCGCCTCCTGCACCGTGATGCTCTCCGGCTCCATCACGATCCGTCGATCCACCCGAACTCCATGCCAGTGATAGAGCTCCCATCCATCCCGCCAGCGATGAGACGGCCCATCGGATGCATGGGGACGGTTACGATCATCCTTCTTCAGCACCGCGGGGAAGTCAGAAACCATGCAGAATGCTGGGTGCAGATACCGAAATCCACCATGAATCGCCGCCTGCTCCCATGCCGCGTACTTTTCGTAGATCGGGAGATCGAGCCCGAGCACATCTCGAAACCCAGTGAGGTAGCAGTCATACTGCCCCCACATATTCCCACCCGAGTATGAATGCCACCAGCTCTTTACTGACTTAAGCATCTCCACAACGAGTTGAGGATCTGATGTGAACATTCTCGCGACATTGCCTGCCCATCCAATAGGCAAGTCAGCGGCGGTAATGGCTCCTCGGGTGGCCGCGTGGGTGACCACGTCGGTGGCCTCGTCGGTGGCCTCGTCGGTGGCCACGCCGGCGGCATCGTTGGTGGCCGCGTCGGTGGCCGTGTAGGTGGCCACGCCGGTGGCCGCGTTGGTGGCCACGCGGATGGCATCGTTGGTGGCCGCGTCGGTGGCCACGCGGGTGGCCGCGTCGGTGGCCGCGTTGGTGGCCGCGCGTGTGGCCGTGTAGGTGGCCTCGTTGGTGGCCACGCGGGTGGCCGCGTCGGTGGCCTCGTCGGTGGCCACGCCGGTGGCCGCGTTGGTGGCCGCGCGTGTGGCCGTGTAGGTGGCCGCGTTGGTGGCCGCGCGGGTGGCCGCGTCGGTGGCCGCGTTGGTGGCCGCGCGGGTGGCCTCGTCGGTGGCCACGCGGATGGCCTCGTCGGTGGCCTCGTTGGTGGCCGCGCGGGTGGCCGTGTAGGTGGCAAAGTCTGTGGCCTCGTCGGTGGCCACGCCGGTGGCCGCGTTGGTGGCCACGCGGATGGCCTCGTCGGTGGCCTCATCGGTGGCCACGCGGGTGGCCGCGTCGGTGGCCGCGTTGGTGGCCGCGTTGGTGGCCACGCGGGGGGCCACGCCGGTGGCCTCGTTGGTGGCCGCGCGTGTGGCCGTGTCGGTGGCCGCGTTGGTGGCCGCGCGTGTGGCCGTGTAGGTGGCCGCGTTGGTGGCCGCGCGTGTGGCCGCGTAGGTGGCCGCGTTGGTGGCCACGCGGGTGGCCTCGTCGGTGGCCACGCGGATGGCCTCGTCGGTGGCCTCGTCGGTGGCCTCGTCGGTGGCCACGCCGGCGGCATCGTTGGTGGCCGCGTTGGTGGCCACGCGGGTAGCCGCCAGGGTAGCCGCGATGGTGGCAGCGTCGGTACTCAATAGCGCCCGTGCGAACCCACCAGCCACCGCCATCACCAACGGCGACGGCACGATAATTACCTTGGGCTTCGCCAACCCTGACACCGCATACAAAGATTCAATGGCAGGGATGATCTTGTCCGGCTCAATCGGATCAGTACGCATAATCCGATCAATCCATAGACCAGCATGCTGATCCAGCGCCGCCTTTTCAACAGGCGTAATCCCCCCGGTTACTTTCGCTTTCGTCCGTACGATCTTTGCCACTTTGCTTCATCCTTCCACCGTGCTCGTGATGCGGCGGGCTCACTATCACGAGATAGCCCACGCATATGCAAGCACCGGCAACGCGAACAACGCGGTTGTACTTGCGATATTAAACGCAAGTATCCTGCGCTCGCGCCATCGCTCTCGGCGCTCGGCAGCGGCATAGTGAGCGCGCAACCATTCGTTCGATGCAGGTGCGAAGATAGTTACGCGTGGTTCCATGCGCATCCGTGTACGAAAGTCGTCGGAGGCTGTGGCAACGTAACCATCGTCATACTCGGACCTATGCTCGTGTGTCATTACATTCGTCCTTCCGTGAGTCCAGCAGCCAGTAGGCGGCGCTTGCGTAGCCCGCGGACCATCCTCTTGATCTTGGCCTCCTTGCGGGCCATGTACTCACGGTGGCTGCGCGCCGCGTCCTCAGTCATCGAGCGGATCGCATACCCCTCGCTGTAGCCGCAGGAGCACTCGAAGTCGAAGCCTGGGAGCGCTCCAAATCCGGATGCGGTGACGGCTTTTATCCAGGTCTCGTGTGTCATTGGGTTCGTCCTTCCCTGGTCCAGTTGTATATATGACTCTAGCGATGCGCCAACATGTTGTCAAGCGATGGTGGCGGGAGCCCGGAAAGGAGTACGGGCCCCGCCACTGCAGCGCGCCTCCGCGGGGGGTTAGCGGGCGCGCCACGCCAATACGGTAATGCAGAAGGGGAGCCTTGCGGCCCCCCTTAGGTTCATCTGCGCGTCGATGGCCTGCCAGGGACTAGCTCCAGAGGCTATAGAGACTCGGGCCCGGTCGGTTGGTCTGAACCCCACCATCGGTGAAATACGGATCGTTCGGGAAGGGGGCCCGAGTGCGGATGAGCGGGCTTGCGACCACATGATCAAGCCTGGCGGCAAGCCACGGCGTCCGCAACACGAGCCGCGGCTCGATCTTGGTCTGCAGCTGGAGGCACCAGTTGCGGACCTTGTGGGTGGTGATCCACGGGCCCTCGACGCGGAACATGCCGGGGGCGAGCTGGATAGCGCTCGAGATCGAGGGGTTGCCGAAGTCCATGTACTCCATGTACAGCACGGACTGCCCACCTAGAATGCTCATCGGGAGCAGGTAAATCGAGGAGCTGAACGCCGCCCCCGGCACGCTTGGATCATCCGTCGAGGTGTGCTCCGGAATGCCATCGTCCTGAACTACCTCGATCGGCTCTCCATCGACGAGCAAGTATGAGCCGGTGCGCATGCGATCGCGCATCGCTACCTGCTCATTGCCATCCACGAGCACGCGCGCGGCGTCCGAATCGAATGTGCAGCGCGCCGTCAAATACGCGCATGGCCATACCGCCGTCAGCTCCTGAAACACCTCTGGTCTCATCGCGAACACCCAGCGCACCGGCGCCACGCCAGTACGGAAGGCGAGATCCTTCACGTATCGGTACTGATATGTGAGCACCTCGACGATGTCCCCGCCGGACGTGGAGATGTTGCCATAGTTGAAGTTCGAGACGAGCGAGTCCACAGACGGACACGTCGTGTTTGTGAGCGCATCGACGTGGCCCGTGTTGACGAGCAGGTTGATGCCCGTGATCTCCTTGTAACCATCGCCGTTGTTGTTCGCCGGCGTGCCGGTCCACAACTGCTGCGAGATCAGGCGGTGCAGCGAGACCGCGAGCGCCCACATCCGCGCCGAGACCTCGTTATTGAGCACGTCCGCCGGCCCGTTTGCCGCCGGACCTGAGCCGAGGAACAACCCCGTGTTCTCGATCGGGCTACCAATGAGGCGCAGATCGAGCGGCTCGGCGCGGTTGTTCACCGTGCCAAGTCTGTTCAGCTCAATCTGTGGCGTCTGGCGCTCGTACCTGCCAAACACCGAGGTCGTATAGCAGGTCTTTATGATCCCCGCGATCGGGGCGTCGTCGCAAACCTCTGTCTTCTCTTCTCCGGTGTCGCCGGTAATACCGGTGATGATCGGGTAAAGCGGGTTTGTATCGATAGCGGAACGCACCGGGAGTTGCCCGATAAGTCCGCGCGCGCCGACCACGGTATGGAATACCTGCTGGTCGATCCCCGGGTAGGAGAGGGAGCCACCATTCCCGTGAACATACCCGGTTGTCGTCGGGTTGCCCGTTGGATCGTGCTTATAGCTGATCGCCTTCGTACCAATGCGGCGTTCAACCGCAGTTGCCAGCGCCCCGATGAGCCCATCGATGGCCTCGGTCTGCGGCTTCTCGGGTGCCATGACCATTGCGGTTTCCTTACCCTTGGATCAGGGCATCCATGCCCCGATTACTCGTGAGTCTACAGCGCCTGAGTATCAAGCGTTAGTCGCCCCCCAGCAGCGCGGCGGTTTGGAGCGTCTGCAGGATGCCAGGCATGTATGCCGCGGCACCCGTCAACTCCGGCTCCCCATCTACCTTCTCGGCGAGCCGGAAGCGCTCCCGAATCTGCTCCGCCACATCCTCGGGAATCGCCGTCTCGGGCGAGCGACTCGCTGCCTTCGCTCCCACCAGCGGACCCACCCGCGGCGCGATCCGCGCGGCAATGCGCTCGTCATCGCTCTGCTCCACGGCCGCCAGGCGGTCGAGGTAGTCCTTCTGTCCCTGGCGCAACTCATCGAGCTCGGCCCGGATCGGGCCCAGCGCGCCCTCTACCGCCGACTGCATCGCCGCAATCAGTGTCGCCGTGGCGTCCGGCTCGGTCCGCAGATCCGCCGGCGCCGACACTGCCTGCGGTATCTGCATGGCATCGGCGAGCGGGACGGGCTCGCTGCCCTCCTCTGGCTCTGATTCTGGCATAACAATGTCCACCTCGGCTGTGGCCGTGATCGCCTCCGCCTCCACCGGCGCCACCAGCGCCTCGGCAACGTCCTTGTACGAGATCCCGCCGGCCTCGGCCACAGCGCGCATCCCAGCCATCTGCTCCTCGAGCGTCTTCACACGCTCCTCGCCGAGTACCTCGATCGCGGCCTCGCGCTGCTTACCGGTGAGCATGATCCCTCCCTCGACGCCAGCAAGCGTCAGCTCATTCGCCTCGTACGGCCGCGGCACGACCGTCACTTCAAACGTGCGATAGGCGCGCAACACGCCATTCTGCATGTCGCTGCGTTTGTACATGTACCCGTGCGAGCACCCAAGATCCTTCATCCCGGCTAGCCGCTCAGCCACGTCGATCTTGTCCTGGAAGAATGACCCCGAGGCGATCACGAACCCATTGTCGTCATATGCGACGAGATCCGCCTGCCCAAGATCAAACGGTGAGCCTGGCGCTACGCCCTGCGGGATATGCCAGAAGCGCAGCACCGGCATCCGCGATTTATCCGCGTTCGCCCAATCGACGTACTCACGGTGCGCCTCGTCCGCCAAGATCTCGCCCGTCTTGTCGCGAAACTTGTTCGTATGCACCGTCGCCCAACGCCAGCCACCACCGGCATCCTTGAATGCCGCGAATACACCAGGATCATCTGCGGTGTTCGTCACCGCGCTCTCGATGTCGCGATACGCCGCCTCGGGATCCACGCGCACATCCGCGAGGCGCTGCGTCAGCTCGCCAGTCAGCGCCGCAAGTGCACTCGCCTTCTGGTCCGCCGATAGATCATCATCGCAGAGGATATTCTCGGATAGCAGCTTGAAGTTGGTGAACACCATATCGAGTGCGCTGGTCGCCTTCTCGGTCGCATGCTGTGTATCGAGATCGGAGAACGAATACATGTGCCGGTATGGGTTCTCGTACTCCTCGACCACACGAACGGGAATAATCTCCTGGATCTCGTCATAATCCTTCACCGCGATGTCCTCAGGCATGGACTTCTCCCCTGCACGGTTCGCGGCGGCATGCGCGGTCGCAAACGCGCGGCCCTCGCGCTCCTTAGCGCTCTCCCCATCACGGTGATCAGCATAGGCGGAGTTGTAGGCATGCACGAACGCACGTCGCTTGATCGCCGACAGGCGCTTAATGCCCGCAGGAAGGGTGTCGTCGCCGGGGCCGCTATACGGCACTAAGCCTAGCCTCGCGTGCGTCCTTCGTCGCGAAGTCTACACGCCCAGAATGCCTAGCGGGTAATACGGGGTTAGTTGCCGCTCTTCGGAAGCTGCGGGTTTGGCGGCAGGATGATCGGCGGCGGGCTGATCAGTACCGTCGGCGTCGGGCGAGGTGATGCCGCCGGAGTAGGGACTGGCGTATTCGTCGCGGTTGGCCTGGGATCCTCAGTCGGCGTGTCCAAACTTCCACCACCACCAGATGACGGCTGCGTCGGCGTCACGATAGGCGTGCCCGTTGGCGTCGATGTCGCGGTAACCGTGCTAGTTGCGGTCGGCGTGCCAGTGCTCGGCGGTGTAGGTATCAGGCAGTGCGGATTACCCACCGCATTGCCCTTATCGCAGACAGCGGTTGGCGATGGGCAGTTCTCTGGATTGTTCTCATTGCATTGATTTGGGTTTCCAATGGCAGAAGTCGCCGAGAAGATCACGAACGTCGCCGCAGCCACAAGCCCGACAAATAGCGCGTTCGCAATAAGTCTCATATCGACCTTCCACCATGCCAAGTTGATCTATCGCGGTTTCGGGAATGAGATGCGATGATCCTCCTGTGTGAGGATACGCACAATCACCTCGCGCCGCTGCGCCCAGCGCCGCCTGGCGACCGTCGTGATCGCTGGCCAACCACGGCGCCGCATCTCGGCGGTCTGGCGCTGTCCCTTCGGTGTACCGATCGGGCCCTCAACATAGACGGCATAAGGCACGCGGTTGCGCACCTCCACCAGCACCCCGCGCGTCCCATTCGATGGCCCGCGCATGCGCCAGCCGCGCCCGAGCGTTCCCGTCCTGCGGTATCCACCGCCGATCGTGGTGCGCGTGCGCAGCCGGTTTCCAGCGCGCTTTCCGAGGCTCTGGCGCTCGCCCTTACGCGGCTCCTGCGGAGGATAGTTGGCCAGATCAGATAGCACATCACCAGCAAATCCGGCCGCCCCAAGTTGCGCGCGAAGCAATGCCGCCGCGTTTACGCCCAGCGGTAACTTGCTCGGGCGGATCACCTGTAACCGCATTTATGCTACCCGAGCGTCCTCAACGCGAGCCGCACCATCGGCGAGACACCACGCGTCCCTGCGTTCCATCGGCTCACCGCCCCGATCGATACACCTAGCGCATCAGCCACATCGCGTTGCGTTTGCCCGGAGGCCCCAAGCCACGCCGCGAACTCCGCACCATCCATGCCGACGGGCCGAATCGGCCGAGGGGAACACTCTAGACTCCGCACCGCCAGCACAAGCGGGCGCGGCAACTCCTCATCCATGTGCCGCGCAAGTAGCTTCTCGACAGCGCGCGGCGCCATGTCGAGTGCATCGGCCAGATCCTCGACCGCATATGCATGCGTCGGCAGCCATTCCCTTAATGCCCCCACCGTCATCCGCGCCGCCACCCGCCGCTCACGCGCCGCGCTATCAGCCGCCAATGCCTGGAGTGCGCGCACATTGATCTCCGTCAGCCGCATCACTCCCGCCATCCACTGATACACCGCGGTCCAGTGCACGGCGAGATCATGGGCGAGCTCGCGCACCGAGTAGTCGTTCACCTGCATCCATGCCTTGAGTTCGTCGCCGCTCATCCGCCCGCCTCCCCGCCATATCTACCATTGCGCCCAAAGATCGCCGCTCGCAACTCATCCTCAGCGGGTACCACTGGACTGGTACGCGCCGCCCGCATGGCAATCTCAATCCAGCGCGCCGCGAGATATAGCCGGCAATACTCACACTCGCGCACATGCCGCCTCATCCAGCTTGTCGCCGGAGCATCCCCACTACCGTGCGTTCTGCCGCCTGCGTCGCGGCCTCATAGCCCTGGTTGTATGCCTCCACGACATCGATCGCGTGCTGTCCAAGTAGCCACCCAGCCACCCGCAACCGCACCCACCAGATCATGTCCACGACCGCCCCCTAGTCCAGCATGATCCCGTTCGAGCTCGGGATACGATGGTCATACCGCCCACCGCGTCCCGTCCGCTCACGCATCAATACCGCGGCCTGCGCGCGCTCGATCTCGTACTCACTCAGTACCCGCGCTCCGCAGGCGATGCAGGCGCGATCATCATCCCGCTTATCGAACATAACCTGTCCACCACAGCGGTCGCATGCCATCACCAGATCGCCTCCATGCGCTGGTCTGTTAATATCGGACTCTACCAATAGCCTAGTCTATTGTCAACTTCGATATATGGCGCTAGAATCCACCGAGTAGCCGGAAGGACGTACAGCATGACCATGGATGAGGGCGCGACGATCCGCAGGCTCGTCGCAGAGGACATCGCCGAGAACGGACCGCCGCCGCCGGCAATGGTGCTCAGCGACCACTTCGGACATGGGTTCTTCGCCCACTGCAGTATCTGTAACCGTCATGTGGGGATCTGGACTCGCAACAAAGCTCACGCGCAGCTTCGCGCCGACACCCACAACATCACCGAGCACGGACCAGCACTCGGTGATTCCTATGCGCCAGTAGGTGGCCCATAAGGCACAGACCAGCACCTGCAGTTCTGAGTTACAATACCCCCGGCCGAGTAGTACCCCCGCTTGGTCTGGAGATTGTAGACGTGGCCCGTGTAACAGATCGCCTCAACGGAAACAACGAGCCCGAGTTGGTAAGCCTCTATCTTGCTGGCACCTCGGAGAACGCGCTCGCTCAACGCTATGGCGTCTGACGCGATGCGATCCGACGCAGGCTTTTGCGCGCCGGCATAGAACCTCGCGGGCAATCTGAGGCTGAGCGCTTGAAATGGTCTGGCATGAGTGCTGAACAACGGAGCACACAAGTCGCGGCCGCTCACAAAGCCTCGCGAGGCCGCAATGCCACCGCTGCTGAGCGCGTACGACGCGCGGTTGCCCGAGACGGGGATGAGCGCCGCGCTAGCGCCGGCGAACGTATTTTGCGCAGTTGGCTCGCAGATCGTGGCCTCGAAGCGCGCCCGCAAGTCGCGACTGGCCCATACAACATCGACCTCACCGTCGGCCCCGTCGCCGTGGAAATCTTCGGCGGAAACTGGCATACGAGTGGCCCGCACACCGCCAGAGCGCAAGAGCGCGCGCGTCACCTCTTCAACTCTGGCTGGCATCTCTACGTCATCTGGGCCAATAAGCGGCGCCACCCATTGGGGCCTGGCGTCCTCGATGACCTGGTGTCCTTCGCGCAGCGATCCAGCAGCGATCCAGCCGCGCGGCGTGAGTATCGGATGATTTGGGGTGACGGACAGTTGATTGCCGCTGGCAGTGCGGATGACGACCACATCCCCATCGAACAGCCTAGCCATCACACCTTCAACCGACGCCCCTGAGACAACGGATCCTGGCAACAAACACCCCACGTGGGCTCGCTCGAACCGCCGCGTCATCGAATATGGCGTCCCGCCAAACTGCGGATCCGATTCGCGAGCACGGGCGTCGCACAGCGGATCTACCCTTGCGTCCCTCACCGTGCGCCAGACCCAGCGCCCGAAACCCGCTCGCTGATAGGTTGCCTGGGCACCCTGACCGAGCAGCGTAGTCGTCTCAGATACCGCGATCCTCGCCGCCCGCTCGGGCCCAAAGAGCGGCTCGATCTCGGCGATGATCTGCGGCATCGTCAGGCCCTCGGCCTCCGCCCGCTGGATCGTCCGCCGCAGCGACTCGCGCGTGCTCGTCTCCAGCTGCGCCCACCAGGCATCGCTGTACTCGCCGATCACATTCTCGGCCGCCGTCGATATCGCCTCGAAGTCGAAGGGAAGTGGCGTGAGCCCGGACACATCCGGGATCGGCTGATAGCCCGCCACGCCCGGATAATTGCCGTCCCCGATCGCGCGTAGCCCCGTCAGGATCATGTCCTGGAGCACACCCGCCGGCGGCTTCGAACGTAGCCCACGCGGCGTCTCGCGCGCCCCGAGCGCGGCACCGATCAGGTACGCCTCGCGGAACACCCGCCGCGCCACCGGCAGCATGATCCGCCGCGCCTCTGCCCAGAAGTCGGCATCGTAGAGAATCGCATCCAGCATGTCAGGCTAGATCGGCGCTAGTTCGCGCATGCGCCGCGTCAACTCCCGCCGCACCTTGCCGAGCGCCTCCCCGATCTCGTCCGCCACATCACCCTCGAACTGGAGCCGCGCCTGATCCGGGCCCGCGCGCTCCTCCGCCAGCGCCTTCAGCGAGCTCTCCATCAGCCGGTCGGCATCCTCGGGGCGCACGGGGATGTCCCAGACGCCCGCCTCCCGTAACAACTCCTCGAACATCCTGAGCGCCGGCCCAATCGATCCCGCCACCGCCAGACGGTCATCAAGCGACGGGAAATACCCGAGCGCCGACGCATCGTCCGCCGTCATTGCATATGCCCGATGGAGTCGCGAGGAGATCAGTGTGCCGAAGTTGACCGTCCCCGTCGCTTTCTCGCTGAGCAGCGGTGTGACGATCGGCATCGCCTTCGCCGCGTCCTCGCCCTCGACGCTCGCCTCGGGCGTGAGATCGCCGGTCGGGAGTTGGCCCGTCTCCGCCGCTGCCTGCGCCTCGGCGGCCTGCAGCGCGTCGAAGATCTCCTGCGAGAGGTCACCGGCATCGAGCGCGATCTGGCGCGCTACCTGCGGCGTGATCTCGCCCGAGGCGATCCGCGCAGCGCGGGTATCGGCCCGCACCTTCGCAGCATCGGCGACCTGCTTGTCCGCCTCGATGTCAGTCTCGTCCCACGCGAACATAATCCCCGACGGCAGCGCTCCGTGCAGGTTGATCAGGCGCGCGATCAACGCCTGGAAGAGTCCCTGCCCTTTGCCCTTCGACTTGAGATGCAGCGTCTCGGACTGCGTTGATGTTCCGAGGTTTCCCCCCGGCAGCGGCGCGAACTCCTGGTAGTCGGTGAGCAGCCCCAGCGACAGCACCGTGAGGTACCACTTGTAGTGCTTCTCGATGTCCCAGCCGTCGGGAAGGCTTGCGAGCGGAATCGTGTCGTGGCCAACGCTCGAGGTGGGGTTCACCGAGCCAACCATCACCGGCTGCATGTAGCGGGTAAGGCCCTGCCCATCGGCGGCTGCCTGCGCCTTCGCCATCGCATCCGCGATCTCATGCGTCGTGATCCCGGAGAGGAGATGCACGGCGCGAACGAACCGCCCGGTGATCTTCTCCTCGTCATAGTCGCCGGCCGCCTTCATTACCCGCGCGAACTGAAGGACGCGTGTTATGGCGGAGTACTGGAGCGTCCAGAAGGTGCCCATCACGGGGAATGTCTGCGGGCTCGGGATCTCAAGCAGCTGCACCACCTGGTGCCACTGCATGTAATGCAGTACCGAGTTCGCGTCCTCATAGATCACGGGTGTCTCGGGAACGCCCGTTTGCCAACACCTGGCGCTGTCGAGGGCATTCAGTCCGATCACGGGCGAGTCCGGGCGCGTTGGATCCTCGCGCACGAGCTCTACGAACGCGCCGTTATCCTGAGTGGCGAGGTCGATCGTGATCTGCGCAATGAACGACTCCCAGCCGCGCCCATTGTTGGCGTTGCGCAGCATCGATGCGCCCGCCTCGGCCGCCTGATCGGAGCCGGTGACGCGCCATTCCATCGCCGCATTGCGAGCGGCGATGGTCGAGATCGCGCCCGCCAGGAACGGTTCGGTATGCCAGAGCTGGCGGAGTTGCGCATCGCGCGCCTTGGGCGCCCTGCCCCATGCCGGGAAGTACTCGCCCGCTGCGGCCAGAGCCCAGAGCATGATCGTGCCGCCCCCGCCGGACTGCGGGCTCTGCGGATGTGCATTCGTAACGGACTGGCTCAGCGCCTGTAACTCGCGCGCCTTCTCGGCGGCAACAAGCGCGCCAGAGGGGATCCAGAGATCGGAAGTCATGCCGCGATTGTAGCCCGCGCTAGCGCGGTACGTCCGAGAGCAGCCCCGCAACGGCCCAGAGCAGCGCAAACCCCATCAGCGACCAGAGCACGAAGTCACCACGCGACATGCGCCGATCATAGCGAGCCAGAGCCACGCGTGAAGTCCGGCAGCGGATCGCCGTCCAGGCAGACGAACGCATGCAACACGTACGGATGGATGTTCACGTACTCGGCCCGCGGCGGGATGATCTGGATCGCCTTCACCTCTGCCCCAAGAAACTTCTCCTTGGTGGAGACGAACTCGGGCCACGTCGGCAACCTGTGCGCGAACGCAGTGGAGAAGTGCAGCCAGGCGCGCCCGTCATCCTCTATTGACGCGCTGATGATCACTGTCTGTCCGCTGAGATCGTGGCGGTACTTGCCACCATCCGCGCCGCGCTCCACGCGCGTCCAGCTGAATGGCGCGTTCGGAGGAGCCCAGCCCGGGATCAGTTCACGGTTCTGGATCGTCACGAACACCCCGTCGTCGCGCCGCAGTCGCTACACGATTCGCACGTGCCGGCGCGGACCATGTGCGTCCCGCCACAGTCGGGGCAGAACGACCCCGTGAACCCGTAGCGCCGCATATCCGTCACCTGCGTCACCACCGCGAACGCCGCATGCGCTGTACTCGGCTCGAACGCCAGCGCGTCCCGTACCGTCTGGCGCTGCTTGTGCTCCGGTGATTCTGGCTCAGTCCCGAGCAGATAGCGCATCCCCGCCAACTCGCCGCGGATCTCCACGATCATCCCAGCCGTTGCGGGGTGCTCACGCTGGACGGCCTCGAGCATGGCATCGAGTCCATCCCAGCCCACCGGCGCATATGTGCGAGTCTCGGCCTGTGTCACTCGTCTGACTCCCTCGATCGGCGGTACGGATGGCGTGACGCGGACTGTATCAAACGATCGGGCCGCGCGATCAGGCTCGACGCCGTAACGTGCCAGTATCGGCACTCGTCACAGAGGTATGCCCGCGCGCGCTTCGTCATCTTCGATACTGCCAGCCGCGCCGATTGCACACTCGTATATCCGATACGCCCCGTCGAGCAGTCGTGGCGGGTCAGATCGGCGCCGGAGCGAAACTTATGCCGCTTCACTTTCCGATCCCGACGTACCAGTCGCCCCACTGCCAGGCAGCACGCCAGTAGCCCACCCGCTTCAGCCCGAGGATCTGGCGGTCCACCGCGTCACGGAGTGAATATGGCACGTAGTGCTTGGCCGAGTACACATGCAAGCTCAGGCGCAGCAATGGGGATTCGATAGCCCCCATGCCGCGACCCGTTGTAATCCGGATCGCACGCCTCATGCGACCCGCATCACCCACAATTCATCGCCCCGAATGAGTGTCTTAATCGCCATCTTCTCCTTCTTAGAGGCGGATTGCAGCGACCCGCGCCGACCCCTCATAGTTTGCGCTCGTGTTATGCCTTCGGTGACCAATACGGGCTCACCGATTACCAGGCTGCGGAGAAATACCAGTCGTCTCGAATGTCCCGCGTCGGGATGAGCGTAGAAATCCTCTTTGGTCGGTGCATTTGTCATATTCTGTCGTCCTTCCCAGTCGTCACTCGGGCTTCGGGAACGGCTCCGGCGTCTTCCCGCCGGGATGCCAGGATAACTGCAGCACCGGCCGCCCAGCGCGGTATGCATTCCACGCCTTGATCGCTAACGCCGCTACCACGTGCGGTGCAATCTTGTCACGTGCCGCCCGGTTGTTAATCATTCGCTGTCTGAACAACAGGATCGCGTCGGTCGCAGCCAGATCCACTCCGGACCCCAATTTATCGAAGAAATCATCGGCATCTGCCTCATTGATCGCCGCGAATAGTACATACAGCGATGCAATTATCGATTGTGAGACCGGGATATGTTTGGAGATGGTCTGCGCGAATAGCACAGCGTACCGCAACTCATCAGCGCGGCTGTCAAAGAACTCAAGTGCCTGCTGCACAGTCTGACCCTGCTGGACCATCAGCGGCTGGAATGTACCGTACCTTTCATACCGCGCCACGTAGTGAATGGTTGCAGCGATCTGTTTCGCATATGACTCACCACGCAGATGTAGAAAGTCCGCAAGACGCCGCGCAAGACCGATGTCGTATGCCTCCATCGCGGCATCATCAACGCCGCGAACGACAACGAAATCAACCGGCTTCCCATACTCGATCACGGCCAGTAATCGGTGCTGACCATCCATTAGCCGCCCGGCACCATTGAACACAAGCGGCACACCCGTATTATGCCATCGACCTTCCGCCATGTCGGTCGCATATCGCTTCCAGGCATTTTCATTTACCGGGCGGTTATCGCGTCTCCCCTCAAACCACATCCGCGCCGTATGCGGACTCACCCGCTCAACCACAGGCTCCATTGGCATTACTCGTCCTTCACTTTCACTACTCCACGCCACCATGGAGACTCTAGCGCGCTAATCAGCTCCTGTCAAACGCGCAGTGTGCACGCTCGCGTAGCCCGTGCGCCCCTGCGGGCAGCCATGGCACGTGCTCACGATTCAGACCGCAGTAGTTCATCGACACGCACCAACCGATGCCCGATCCACTCGGCGACTGGCACCACGACGGCGTTGCCGAGTTGGCGGTAGCGGTGCGACTCTGCCTGCCCCGCCGTGTGCCCATCGGGAAAGCCCATCAGGCGCTCACATTCAAGAGGAGTCAGGCGCCTCACTCCCGTGAATGTACCTGCGAGCATCGGGATGAACGTCACCCTATCTGGATCATCCGTGCCACGGCTTCCAGTGCTTGCTCTAAGCGCATGGGCAACTTCTTCCCCCGCCTCGCCGACCTCCTCAGAATCCCCGCCGCCGCCTTCGCGGACAGCCAATACCGCGCCGGCACGTTCTCCTGCAAAATCTGCGACAAGGAACAGACGGCGACGACGCTGGGCGACTCCGAACCAGCGCGCATCCAGGATTCGCCACGCAATGTCCAACGCCCCTGCGTCTGCCAGCGCATCGAGGACCGCACCGAAATCCCGTCCCCCATTGCTACTGAGGGCACCTGGGGCTTTGCACACAAAGGCCATCCTGCACAAAAAGTCGGCGGTCTGCACAAGAAGTCCACGCACGGTATCCTCGGCCCGATGGCCGGGAGGTCGAGCGATGGCGTACGCCGAAGAACGTCAGGCCTTCGCTCAGTTCAAGAATGCGATTGAGACTAAGGCGCTGCTGAAGGAACAGTACGAGACGGCCATCGCTTCCGTCGTCTTGGAGTACAACACCTCCATCTACGAGAACCGCTTCGTTGCCGGTGGTGCCGTCGAGATGTTCACCATGTGGGCCATGCGATCCGCAGGGATCGACGTTGCTCAGGTCGGTGCCCAACTTCGTGGAGGCGATCTCCAACTCCCGCGCGGGGGGCGGATTTCGGTAAAGGGCGTATTCGCGGTCGCCCCAAAAGTAGGACGCGCCGAGAGTCGAACCACGAACCTCATCAACGTCCAAGGCAGCGTCGCAAACGCTGTCTGGACCGAAGCGACATTCTTCTTGCTTGCCGGACGAGGGCTCTACTACGTCGATCCCGAACTGCTGCCGGGAAAGACGTACACGACCAGCGGCGCGCTGGCGATCAGAATGAAGGATATCGCGGAATACGGTGCCGCCCACCCGAATCGGTACTGCGCCGTGGCGGTCGCCGAAAAAACAGCGCTTAGCGCGCAGAGCAAGGTCGCGAGTCGAGTCGTGGCGATGGAAACGGTGATGTCTCATAATCTGGCCGAACTACAGCACGGCTTTCCCTAACCGCAACTGATTCAGCGGCACCTTCTCGAAGCGGGCGATGAGCTGCTGCTCGCGGATTCTGCTGGGCTCGGTGAGGCGAGCCTCCGCAAGGGCGATGTACTCGGGTTGCACGTCGTACCCCACTACGCTCCGCCCCATCTGGAACGCGACCTTGGTCGTTTGGCCCGATCCCACGAACGGGTCCAGCACCAAGTCCCCTACGAACGAGTATTTGCTCGTGAGCCGCTGTGGAATCTCCTCGGGGAAGGGGCATGGGTGCTCGATTGTTCGAGGCGGAACGGGCGCGATGTG